CACCTAGTGCAAAGGTAACACCTACAAGCACTAAGGCAGTCTTAAAGACTAACTATATATCATTGTTTGACTATTCGAGCCAAGAAGCTCCGGAGACTCACGATGAAATCGCTACCATTTATGGTAAGCAATCTGTATCGGGTATGCTTTACATGTTAGGTGCAGAAGCAGGCTTCGCATCTGATAAAGTAATATGGACAGAAGAAGGACGTTTACATACAGTTTACACTGATGTAACTCGTTCCGGAGCTGTTTTCACTAAAGCAGGACACGTATTTAGATTAAACGAAACAGTACACATCTCTGATGCAACTGTTAAACGTAGAGGTATCATTACAGCAATCGACGATGCTGCAGGAACATTTACAGTAGCTCCTTACAAATCTGCAGGATTCACTGCATTAGGAACAACTGCATTAACTGTATTCGTTGATGGTTCTGAATACCACAAAGGTACAAACGGAGCTCAAGGTTCATTAGAAACTGACTTCACAATCTTAGACAACAAGCCTATCATCTTGAAAGATAAGTATGAAGTTAACGGTTCTGATGCAACTCAAATCGGATGGGTAAAAACTTCTAACGGTGGGTACTTATGGTACTTAGAGTCTGAAAAAGACACACGTAGACGTTGGGAAGATAGATTAGAGACTTCTTTAATCTTAGGAGAAAAAGCCGAAAATGGTTCAGCAGCTCAAATTGCAGGATATGACGGTACAGAAGGTTTCTTTGAAGCAGTAAGAACTAGAGGTAACTCTTACGCAGGTATTATGTCAGCTCTTGCTGATGTTGACACTGTTGTAAAACGTTTCGATGCTCAAGGGAAAATTCAAGATTACATGTTCTATTGTGACCGTGACCAATCATTAGCAATTGATAACCTTTTAGGGACATTGAATGCAGGTTACTCCGGAGGTATCTCTTACGGTATGTTCGATAACGATAAGGATATGGCTGTAAACTTAGGTTTCAAAGGTTTCACAAGAGGTTCATACAACTTCTTCAAAACTGATTGGAAATTACTTAATGACCCTACTCTTTTAGGAGCAGTAGCTGCAGCAGCAGGTAAAATCCGTGGAGCTTTAATTCCTGTTGGAACTAAAGAAGTTTACGAAGGTGAGTACAACGGTAAAGGTGGAGGTGAGAAAATCACTGTACCATTCTTACAACAAAAGTATCGTGTAGCCGGTGCTGAAAACAGAAAATACAAAACTTGGGTAACAGGTACTGTTGGAGGTGTTTACACAGATGACGAGGATGTAATGAAAGTTCATCACTTATCAGAAAGAATGCTTTGTACTACAGGAGCAAACAACTTCATGATTTTCGAAGGGGCATAGTAGTAATATAATTACCAAAAAGGGATGGGTTTCAAATCCTATCCCTTTTTATTTTTAATAACAATTTTAATTTAATATAGAATATAATGGCAACAAAAGAAGCAGCAGTTAAACCTGCACAAAAGAAAGAGGCTAAAGTTACATCACCTCAAAAAAAGTATGTAGCAAAAGAGTACCGTTTAGCTGATGACCGTTCCGGTTTATCTCACATAGTTAAAATAGGGAGAGAAAGAAACCTTTTGGTTTTTGATGAAGAGAAAGGTTTTAGTAGACCTATCAGACACTGCCCGAGTGAGAAATCAATATTTATAGATGAACAGTCAGAACACGCTCTAATAGAGCCTATCATCTTTATGTATGGATATTTACTTGTACCTAGAGAAGCACAACTAACACAGCAGTTCCTTGATGCAAGTCCGGAGAATGTTGCAAATGGTGGAACATGGTATGAAGAAGTAAATGATGAGAAAGAGGCAGAACAAGATTTAGTAATTGATGACCTTAAAATTGACCTATACAATGCAGTTCGTGAAAAAATTGCAGAAGAGGATGGTATATACGAACTAGAGGCTGTAGTAGCTGTTCTAGAGAATAATGTACAGGAAGTTTCAACTATGTCAGAGTCATCATTAAAAAGAAGAATATACCAAGAGATAGAGAACAACCCTCTATATTTTGCAGATGATAACTTCAAAGTAACAATCTTCGAAGACGATTATATCAATAGAAAATACTTTGTACTACGTGCAATTAAGGAAGCTATTATAATGAAATCTCCTAACAATAAGTCAATACTTTGGGTTAGAGATAAAAAGACTATAGCAACTGCACCTAGGGGATTAGAGTTAGTAGAATACTTTGCTGACTTCCTAGGAACAGAGGATGGCATGTTAGTTGGTGAGGAGATTAAGAGACGAAGCTAGTATATCTTATTGACCATGTGTCAAAAAAAAAAAGAAACGAAGACCCTGCAATTGATATTGTGGGGTTTTTGTTGCTTCCTATTTTTTAGTATCTTTGTAACACTAAAAACATAAAATATGATTGATACAATTTATAAAGTACTATTGACTATAATGAATAAAGAAAACCAAGGATATATTTCACCCGAGGAATTTAATCTATTAGCTATCAATGTACAAAATGAAATCTTTAGGGGTTACTTTAATGACAGTAACTCAGCACAAAACAAACAAAACAGGGGTTTAACCAATAGGGGTTATGGAAATCAATCAGCTCAATCTAAAGCTGATATAAGCAGGTTTGCTACAGATGATGACTTAACAGTTACAGCAGGTATAGCAACTCTACCCACTAATCTATATGAAATAGAAGACAGGGGAGTATCTACAAATGGTGGTGTACTTATAGAAGTGGTGGATAGAAATGATATTGTCACACTGCTTAGAACAGAAGCAGCACCCACGGTCTTGTATCCTATATTTGAATACAGAGGAAATGATACAATAAAAGTTTACCCTACCACTATCACGAACATAAATGTTAGATATATAAGAAAACCATTAGACCCAAAATGGACTTATACAATTGTATCTAACAAAGAATTATATGACCCAAGTAACGGGTCTTTCCAAGATTTTGAACTAGATTACTCAGAGTTCTCAAATATAGTATTAAGGATGCTTTCATTCTTTGGTATTAATTTAAGAGAGGCAGAAGTAGTGCAAGTAGCAGAAGGGTTAAAGGATAAAATGAACTTAAAAGATAGCCAATAATGCCAACACCGATAAACACAAGTGCAGACTACTATGGAGATAGTACCTTATTTGGTAACTACCAATATGTAACACTAGAAGACATAGTAAACAATTATATAATGTCATCACAGGATGATGATTTCACAGCAAATGCAAACAGAAGAGTAGTTCTATTTCAAGCTAGAAGAGCATTTAGAGAATTATACTTTGACTCTATGCAAGAGATTAAAGGTATAAAACTAGATTTAAGCCCTACTCTTACTGTTACACTACCTCCGGATTTTGTTAACTTTGTTAGAATATCTTGGGTAGATGGGCTTGGTAAATTACATGAGCTATCTGTAAACAATAAGCTTGATATAGCTAGGGAGTATTTACAGGATGCTTCTTATCAAATATTGTTTGATGGAGGCGGTTGTGCTCTAGAGGCTAATAACATAGGTCTAGACATACCCGACGAAGTTGCTGATATAATAGCTGACGGTGCACAAGGTTTTGAGTTTAGTACTGATAATTCATTTGTACCAAATAAAAATTTCTCAGAAGATTTCTCTAGTGGTGGGTATGTGCTAGATAGACAAAGAGGTTTAATTATCTTTGGCTCTGAGACCTTTGGTAAATCCGTGGTATTAGAATACCTATCTGATGGACTTTACACAGGATGTGAAGGTAGGACAGAAGCTGAGCTTAAGATACATAAATTTGCAGAGGATGCTGTATACAATTGGATATATTGGAAGCTTATAGAGAGACGTAGGAACGTACCTGCTAATGCTAAACAGTTTGCTAGAAAAGAGTGGTTCAATAGCAGAAGACTTTGTAAGAGAAGAATGCAAACCATTAGACCTTCTGAATTAAGAAAAGTATTCAAAGGTGCTAACAGATGGATTAAATAAAGGGGTCTAAGTTTAGAAATAGACCAAAAACTAAAATAAGAGTTAAATTAAATATAGAAAACTATGAAAATGTTAAACAGCAACGTATGTTGCAAGAATTTGGATGAGGTAGTACAAAAGGTTGGTAATGTTATCATACCTAGTAAAAACAAAGCTTATAAACAACTTGAGGTTATATCCTCGGGTGATGATAAAGTTATTGTAGGTCAAACTATCTATGTACCAATAACTGCAGGATACGAGATAGAAATAGATAGAGAAAAATTCACGGTTGTGAATGCTAGAGAAATTATACTAATATTATAAGAATATGAAGTTACAGAACACATTTGTTCAAAGTAAGCTTAACCAAGATATTGATGAGAGATTACTACCTAAAGGACAGTATCCGGATGCATTAAACATTAGAGTAGCTAATTCAGAAGGTTCTGATGTTGGGGCTATAGAGAATGTTAAAGGTAATGAACAATTAACATCCCTAGGTCTTACTAATGCCGATACAATAGGTGCTTTTGCCGATGGCTCTAGCCAAAAGATTTATTGGTTTATAACATCTGACACTAAGGATTTAGTTGTTGAATACGATGTACCAAATGCTCAAACAAATATTTTATTAGAGTCTTCTAATCCCAATGGAGTATTAGCCTTTAATAAGAACTACCTTGTAACAGGTGTAGTTAAGATTGTAAATGGTGACTCTGATAGGGACTTACTTATTTGGACTGATGACTTAAACCCACCTAGGGTTGTAAATATTGAAAGAGCTAAAGGATATACTGCCGATGGCTTTTCTGAGTTGGATATAGCTCTAATAAAGAGACCACCTAGGAGTGCACCTTCGTGTACGCTTACATATTCTCCAATAACAACAGAGAATAACTTAGAGAATAAATTCTTAACCTTCGCCTATAGATACAAATACTTAGATGGGGGTTACAGTGCTATATCATCTTTTTCTAATTACCAATTCTCTCCTTCTGATTTTGAGTTAGATTATCAAACAATGGAGAATAATGGCATGGCTAATGCTTTCAACGCTGTTAAGATTGATTTCAACACAGGTGATGAAAGGGTTACAGATATACAATTAGTATATAAAGAGTCTAATTCAAATACTCTTTATATTATTGAGTCCTTCAATAAAACTAATGAGGTATGGGGTAATGATGAGACCCAATCATTTACATTTACAAATAGTAAAGTACTAGCAGCTCTTCCGGAAGATGAGCTTTTCAGAACATATGACAACGTACCACGAAAAGCAAAAGCATTAGAGCTTATAGGTTCTAGGATTGCTTTTGGTAATTACGTTGAGCAGTACGACTTAAAGAATATATATGGTGAGGATATTAATGTAGACTTCTCACTATCACTTACTCAGTTAGATTTAAACGGTGAAAATTTAGGTGTAACTATAGGGAATAGCGTTATAACAAATGACCTTATCACTATAGATTTTACAGGTATTACACTAGCTGCAGGAAATAGACTTACATTTACTTTTGATTTAGGTAACGCAGCTTACGATGGCTTATATGGAGATACATTTGATTTCATACTAAACCAAAATTTTGTAGATGCTACATCTTTAGCAAGTAACGCTGATTTTATATACTTTATAGAAACATTAATATCAGCAGCTTTTGAAGCAGGTTATACTATTACCCCCCCTACAGGTGGTGTAGTAACAAGTGCTGTAAATGGTTTTACTATTACAGGCTCTACAGCCACTTCAATTAGTATACTAGCACCTAACATCGTGTACACAGTAGATGCTGTAGATGAGACAGCTAGCTTCCAATGGGACACAAGTACACAAGTATTTTACAGAGAGGTTGCTGTAGCATCATCATTAAAAACAAACAGGAGTTATGAGGTAGGTATAATCTATATGGATGCCGATGGCAGAAAAACTTTTGTACAAACTGACGAAGATAATACAATATATGTAGACCAAGAGTTTTCTACATTTCAAAATAAAATTGTAACAAATATAAATCACTTAGCACCCGAGTGGGCTGATAGGTATAAACTTGTAGTTAAGCAGAATAAAGGTGCTTACCAAACAATATACACCAACCTGTTTTATGAGGATGGATTATTTAGATGGATTAAACTAGAGGGTGCTAATATAGGCAAGGTAGTACAAGGTGATACACTTATAGTTAAATCTGACTTAGGTGGTGCTTTAGCTGATGTTACCAAATTAAGGGTATTAGAGATTAAAGAACAACAATCAGACTTCTTAGGAGACGTTGCTGACCCCGACAATATTATTGAGGAGGAAGGTTTATATATGAGGGTTAAGCCTGTAGGTATTGATATGAGCTTTGATGAGTCAACTATTAGAACTTATGAAGCAGGCTCTCACTTAAGATATACAGGTAGAACTCGTACATCACCTATATTTGGTGACGACAGTACAGGTGCATTTGTGCCATACCCTCTTAATGCAGGTTCTAGGGTTCGTATATATGTACAATTCAAAGCTAGAGGCTCTATCTCTTACACAGCAGAATATGACAAAAGCTTTAAAGTAAGTGGAAGCTACGCTTCTGTACAATCATGGTTTGAAACTGAGGTTATTGATTTAGGCTCTTTTGGTAGAGATTTCACTAGAGGGGTAACAACAGGCTCATTCCCTAACTTCCTTGTAGGAGATGGTGAATATGGATATGGATATGGGTTCTGTGACTCAAATGGTGTACCTGTTGCAAATGGTTCAGACTTGGGTGAGAAATTTTTTGCATGGTCTCATAGAGATGGTACAGCTTCAAGGAAAATTACAACAACGATTAAAATTGAGATTCTAGCTTCTGATGGTACAATAATACTTGAAACTGAGCCGGAAGATAAAGGTACAGAATTATATTACGAAACATCACAAACATTTGATGTAATAGGTGGATACCACCAAGGTAACTTATTAAACCAATCTGCAGTGAACCCTTCTGCTATAGTGGAGATGGATTTCTTCAACTGCTACGTTATGGGTAATGGAGCTGAGTCGTATAGGTTTAAAGATGCTAGGTATGTAGGCTCTGACAGCGATGGTCAACAACTTTTGGCTAACTACTTAAACATAGACTTAAGACCTTCAACAACCTCAACAGAAAAATATAGAGAGGTTAGAAGATTTTCAGATATTACTTACAGTGAGCCTTATAACGAGAACTCAAATGTAAATGGTATAGGCGTGTTTAATCTATCCAAAGCAAATTATAAAGAGGATTTAGATAAAAAATATGGTACAATTCAAAAATTATTCTTTAGGGATACAAACCTTTTGGTGCTCCAAGAGGATAAAGTGGGTTATGTACTATTTGGTAAAGATATATTATACAATGCTGACGGTTCTTCGAATGTATCTTCTGTAGAGGATGTCTTAGGAGATTTCAGAGCATATACAGGTGAGTATGGTATTAGTAGAAATCCGGAGAGCTTTGCATTTGATGCAAACAATGTTTATTTCATGGACTCTAAAAGAGGGTGTGTTTGTAGACTAGGAGCTGACGGAATTACTGAAATATCTATGGCAGGTATGAGACAGTTCTTTAAGGATGATTTTAAGAATGCTATAGACCAAAAGAAATTAGGTTCGTATGACCCTTACTTAGACCAATATGTTGCTCACTCAAGTGTGGACTTATTGCTAAAGCCTTTCTCAATAGATTGCTCAGATGTATTCTATAGAGGAGATACTAGTGGTGTATATGAAATAACAATAGATTATGGTATACTAGTGGGGAATGCAGGTTTTAGTTATGTAACTAATGGAGTTCCTGTTAACTTTACTTTAGAGTACGATGGTGTAGTAACTGATTATGGTTACTTCGGAGACCCTTCTTATGATTCAGTATTAATAGGTTTAGGATTACCTGCCACTACTGATGTAGGTACAGGCTCTATAGTATTTTCTAAAAATAAAAATATACCTAGAGATGCTGTACTAACAGTTACAGCCCCTATAGTAGGAACTAACTTCCAAATATCGGGTAATTGTGTCGTAGAGAATGAATTAACGGTTATCAATGTTATATTGAACAACCCCGAGGATGAAGGTACTTCTATTAAGAGTAGATATAAATGGAGTACAGACACTTACTCATCACCTTTCACAACATATGATACAGTATTTGATGTAGATGAGGTAGAGCTATTCAACACTGTAGTAGGTAATGAGGGCTCTATAAAAGTTCCTATAACAGGTAGTTCAGTTAGAGTAGAGTCTTACCAAGGTGTAGCACAAAACTTAGTTTGGAATGGTGAGGAAAATAAGATAGGATATTTAATATCTAACACTTTATATACAGATGCAGATATTGAAGCCTTAGAGGCTGCTGCTACGTTCCCTGCCTTTACGGAGGTTACAAATGGAGATGACGTAACTAGATATATAGAATTTGATTATGATAGACTCTCAAATGAGCAGTATTTATACATTATATGGGATTACAGAGATGTGGTACTAGGAATAAACGCCAATACTAAGATAAATATATACTTTGATTCTTCGGGGTCAATGAACTCTACTATTGCACCCCTTGAAACTATGAGGGATACATTACTTAGAGATGCATTATTACCTTTATATGGTGGTGATGTAGCAGCTTATGATGCAAACGTTACTGTCATATCACAGGCAAATGAGAGAACTATAGACATGATGAATATAAATGGTACTACTCCTACAGGAAATGTTATATCATTAATATTCCAAGATGAGGCTAACCCTGTATACCAAGGTGTATCATTTGCAGATACTGATGCACTTACAGCACAGTATATAACTGACATAGCTGATTTCAGAGCTAGGCTAGCAGGATTTGCAGCTAACTACTTGAGAGTTGTTGTGTTCCAAGTTGATGAGTCGGGTGGAGCATTTGATTTCCAAAACTTTATAAAAGCTGTAGAACTTGGTACAGGTAACTATGCAGGAGCGAGTGGTTTATCAGATAGAACAGAGATAGCATACAAATATAACATAACAGACGGTGGTACAGCGAATTACTACTTAACACAGATATTATTAGCACTAACAGAATTAGGATATGAGCTCTAGAGTAAATAAAACATTGACATTTGATGAGAAAGTAAAGGGGTGGACATCGTTCCATTCCTTCTTTCCCGAATATATGGTAGGTATGAACAATAAGTTTTTCACATTTAATAATGGAGAGCTTTATGAGCATCACTCAGATAATGTGGCTAGAAATAATTATTACGGTATGCAATATGATTCTACTATTGACGTAATGGTTAATGACTCACCATCTGAGATAAAGGAACTACAGGCTGTAAGCTTGGAAGGTAATGCTTCTTGGGAAGCACTTATACAGGCTTACATATCAAACTCAGACGATGTTATGTCTAGTTCAATAACTGCTGCAGAATTTGTAAAGAAGGAGGGTATATGGTATGCATATGCTAGAAGGAATGAGAGTGATATAGCTTTTGATTCTAAAGCCACTTATGGTTTAGGGACTATCTCCGGATTAACAGCAACTACGTTTGAGTTAAATGGTGGAAGCACTTCATTATGTATTGGTGATACCATTGTTAGGGGTTCAGACTTAAATCAAATTGGTGTTATAACTGCTATTAGTGGTAGCACAATTACTTTGGATACTACTGCAGGACTAGTTAATGCTGACTTTGTAGTAGGTATGAAAGATTCTAGAATAGAGGGTGGTAACTTAAGAGGCTACACAATGAGGGTAGGTCTCTCAAGCTCTGCTGTAGGTAAGGTAGAACTATTTGCTGTAAACCTAGAGGTCATGAAAAGTTTTAGTTAATTTTTTTTACATCGTATTGATTATTTAAGTATCTTTGCAATACTTAAATACAATATAATATGAAATTTAATTGGAAACTAGAAGATAAGTCCGTGTGCTACAAAAGATTAAAAATGTGGTGGGACGAGCATGATGCATTTGGTAGTAATCATATACCTTACAATTCAGTACCTAACAGGGTTTTCACAGTATCTGTTGATTTAGAAGATGGAGAAGTAGATTTATATAGCGTAGCTATTATAATTACAGACACCGATATATGTTGGGTAGGTTGGATAACATCTAACCCTTTTTGTAAGGAAACAAAATATAAAGTAGGGGCTCTAAAATACCTCTACAACATAATATCTATAGTAATGAAATCACAAGGTTTTGAGTCTATAGTTTCACACGCAAAGCTAAGTGGCTTAATGAACGCATTAGAAAACAGTGGATTTGAATTAGTAGAACCACAAACAAACTTTTATATAAAAAATTTATAATATGGCATCAGCAATAGGAGGAGCAATCTCCGGATTTAGTACAATAAAGCAAGGTAAAAAAATGATGGCTGCAGGTCAAGCAGGTATTGATAACTTCAAGTGGCAAGACCTTTCTAACCCTTATAAGAATTTAACAGCTAGTACTGCAGGAGCAGAAATGAGAGCTGATGAGGGTGCTAGAGCTGCAGCTACGTCAGTTAACGCATTACAAGCAGGTGGTAACAGAGCTTTAGTAGGTGGTGTTGGTAAAGTACAAGCACAGAATAATTTACTTAATAGAGATATAGCAGCTTCTCTAGATGAAAAGAATAAAGAGATACAGTTTGCAGCAGCAGGTCAAGATGTCAATAACCAAGCTATTACAGAGAAAAGACAAGGTGATGAGCTAGCAGGTTATGGTAACATGGTTAATGTTGGTATGGATATGAAACAGAATGGTATGGGACAATTGGTTGCAGCAGCAGGAGCTATTGACAGTGCAGCTATGACAGCAGCTACAGGTGGATTTGGTGGAAGTGGTATGTTAGGAGCTATAGCACCGAAAACTTCATAAATAATAAAATAATAAATAGATATGGCTAAAGTAACAGCAGGGGCAGCGTATAAAGAACTTGAAAAAGTTGGTAACTATGTTTCCGATAATGTAAACGCAGCAGCAGACCGTTTAACAAAACAGGGTATGCAGCAAAAACAACTTAATGCAGATGCTAAGGTAGCAGCAGATAAGAGGTTGGATGATGCATATGCAGATATTAACGTACCGGAATTAGTGAGCTCAGCTACAGGAAATCAAACAAGGGATGATGTAGCTAGGAAGCTTGCTAAGACAGCCACAAACCGTGCTGCAGAATATGCAGAGCTAGCTAGAGATGCAGCAGCTAAGGGTGATTGGAAAGGTATGAATGATTATAAGGCTAGGATGAAGGTCATAGAAAGTGATTTTAAAAATACTGTAAATGATGAAGCAATACTAAAAGAAGTTTTTACAAGTTATCGAGAAAAATATCAAAATGGTGAAATAGATGATGACGATTGGTTAGATTTTGCTGAGTCAATGGAAAAATTTAATTACGAAGTTATCTTGGATGATAATGACCAAAAAGTAATTAGAGCTATAGAATTAGATGATGAAGGCGAGCCTGTACTAGATGAAGATGGCAAACCAAATATAATGGAGAAGAAGTGGGCTGAGGTTGTAAACCAAAGAGATAGACCATATGAAAGAGTTCAACTAGAAGACCAACAAGGTAAAAAAGGTCTTGTAGGTGATATGCTTGCCACTATGGGTAAAAGAAAGTATGACGAGGTTACAGGTCAATATATTGAGACTACACAAACATGGGATGAGGAAGCTGAGGCACAGTTTATAGCTAAAGTAAAAGGATTACAAGCTAATGACAGAACTATGTACTCTTTACTTAAACAAGCATCCGGTGGTGAGATTAAAAAGAAAAAAGGATTTAGTGAGGATGATAAGCAATTAGTTGAAGATTTTTTACGTCACCAAGTTAAAGGTGGTTATAACCAAGAACAAACTAAGAGGGGTAGAAGTAGAACTCCGAAGGAGATGGCTGACGAAGCTGCTAAGAACAGAGCAGTTACTATGAGAGGTCAAGATATGGCACAAGATAGAGCAGATGATGATAATGCTATAGCCCTTAGAAAAATGGCTCTAGAAGAGTGGAAAGCAGCTAACCCTAATAAAACAGGTAAGATGACTAAGGAAGAAACTAAAAAGGCTGAGAATGAGGCTTTAGTAGTTAAATTCTATGATGTGGCTAAAAGTATTGGTGACTTAGGTGCAGAAGCAAATGATACAGCAGTTCAAAAAGTATTAGATGAGAGTGGCTTAGGATTTGTAGCTACTACAGATTGGCAGCTATGGTTTCAAGATAATGAGTTCGACATAGGTACAATTAAAGATATTAAAAATAAGGATACCTTTAAAATTGTAAAGGGTATGGCTAAGAAAGCAGGACTTGAAATGAAAGACACTGATGTTAGAGAGGCTATAAATAGTATTCAATCGGGTGATACTAAACTTACACCGGAGCAAGAAGCAGCTAAGGCACAAGAATTAATAGATAAGTATTCAACACAAAATTAAATATAAATATGAACGAACTACAAGAGATTGTCAAAAAGATGATTGCTGCAGGTGAGTCGGAAGAGAACATCGCAATAGTTATTAAGCAATATAATAACAAAGCAACACCCAAAGAAGCCGAAGTACCAAAGGGGGACGAAGCCGAAGTGGTAAGTGGGGTTTCGGATTCTACTTCGGCAGAAAGTATTTCTTCATCGGACTCCGAGACACAGAATAAATTTCCACAAATTGAGAGACAAGACCCTACCCAAGAAGAAATGGATGGGGTAAATGCTTATGTAGATAAGTTAAATGCTCCTATAGAAATTGGAGAGGATGCAGCTAGAGCAATAACAGCTCCGGAATTGGCTAAAGAACAAAAAGAATTAGAGGCTATTATTGCCTCTCGTCCTATTGTAGCTGACAACTCAAAAGAGGAAGCAAGATTAAAAGAAATCAACGATGCATTTGATAGACTTGCTGAGCCTCCAAAATCAATTAGAAAAATAAGCAATGAACAAATTGCTGAACTAGATAAGAAGCAAGACGAACTAACTACAAAAGCTGTTCGACTAGCTAAGGGTACTGATTTCTCTGTTGAAGAGATTTTAACTAATGATGGTACTTATCAAGACATTATAAAACAAAAGAATAAACTACACGACCAAAAACGTCTAGAGGACGAAGTGATTAACAGGGTTGTTGAAGATACTAACTCAAACCAAGATGGATTTTTTGGTAAGGTTGGTAGAATGTTTGGTGGTGGTGACGAAGAGGTTACTCAAACAGCTAAGCTTTCAGATGCTATAGAAGAAGAGATACTACTATCACTAAAAGGAGATAATAGACAAAAAGAGAAGATAGCTAAAGGTTACGCAACACTAGATGAAAAAGAAACACTTATAGCAAATGCTAAGGTTAAAGTAATCACTGCTGAGAAGGAGTCTATTATAAACAAAGCAAAAGCTGCTAGAGCAGAAATTGAAGACCCTGCAGAACTAGAGAGAACATTACTAAACCTACAAACTAATTATGATGCTTTGTTAGGTCAAGTAGGTTTCGATAAAGCTAAAGGAATATTAAATAACGCATTTGAGAAGACTGACAAGAGCCAAGCATTTGATGAAATACTATCTGATGATGGATTCTTCGGTACTACAGCAGATATGATTACAACGCTTGGAGAAGGTGTTACTCAGATAGCTTTAAAGGGTACTGTAGGCTTTACAGCAGATATTATGTCTTCTATTGGTGACTTAGGCTTCGATAGAGACGAATACAGCGTGTTTGATGCATTTTCTGATACGGTTGGACAGATAACAAACTATAACTATTTACCTACCTCTAAAGCAGCTAATACGAGGTTGTTTGATGATGCAGGAAATTTAAACCTTACAGGAAAGACTATTTCTAAATCTTTCGCTGAGACTATACCATTTACATTAGCAATTATAAACGATGCTAGAAGAGGTAAGATAACAAATCTTGAAGTAGGTTTAGGTAAGCTAGTTAGTGGTACTAGAAGTGCAAAGATGACTCAAAGCTTAAGGCTTATTGATTCAGCATTTAGACACACATTTTCAGATAACATAGTACAGGCAGAGGATTTAGGTCTTACAGGTAATGATGGTAAAATATACGCTACAACAATGTCTTCTGTTGAAGGTTTCGCTGAGATGGTTATGCCGGATACAAGATTCTTTTCAACTACAGTAGGAGATAATTTAAAGAGAGCTTTTGTAAGAGACTTAAAATCTGCAGCTAGTAAAAAAGCTAGAGTACAGGTTGCTAAAAACTTCATGGGTAATGTAATCGGGGAACTTGGTGAGGAAGAGATTGTTCTTGCTGCACAAGACTTGATGGGCTATGCTATGGTTGTAGGTCACGAGAACTCAGAATTTTGGGATATTGCAAACCAAAAACAATTAGCAGCAGCTACAATAATTATGTCTACTCCTTTAAGTGGTTTAAACCTTAGAAGAGATTACAAGGGTAACATAATGGATTTCTACAGTAAGGTGTCTGAGAATATTAACGGTATTACAGAGGACTTAAGAACAGAACTTGAGCTACCTCATCACACTACAGAAACTAAGCAACAAATAACTAACGCTATATCTTGGGCTAATAACTTGAACAAAGCTATTACACTAGCTCCGGAGGGAGTTACAGGAAAGCAAGTTGACTTATTAATGGAGAAAGAAGCATTGGTACAAGAGAAGAAAAATCTTGACCCTGCTTTCCACGCACCTATAAATGAAAAAATTAAAGCATTAGAGGCTAAGATTGAGCCTATGAATGCTAAGACCAAAGAGGTTACAGCAGCAGCCGAAAAGAAACAAAAAGAAGAAGATGCAAAACGAAAAGAACGAGAGCAAGCAGCACGAGCAAAAAGAGCTGCAGCAAAGGATGTCGGGACTAGAAAAACTAGTGAGACAACAGAAACCAAAAGTGTTGAGCAGCAGGGCGTTCAAGCCGAGGGTAAGAAAGAAGTAGGTAAACCTTACACAGCAGAAGAAGTACAAGAGACTACAGATGCTAAAGCTTTCGTAGTAGCTCAACAAACAGCTATGGCTAACAGAAAGGAAGACTCTAAACAAGTTGAAATCCTAGATGAAAAAACAGCTCAAAAAATTGTTGACGATGGTGGTAAATTATTCGTAACATCTGATGGTAAATCCGGAGGATACGTTAAGAAAGATGGTTACATGGGAGGTCTATTCAAAGACCCTACAGCTAACCGTTCACAAGCTGCAAAAGTATTACAAGAAGCTAGAGTAAAAGCAGGTGGTAAATTTTTCGATGCATTCGGTATCAATACTGAAACAGAAAAAGGTACTACCCTAGAGGACATCTATATCAAGAACGGATTCAGACCTGTTGCTAGATTATCTTTTGATGCAAACCAAGCACCTAAAGGATGGGAACAAACTAATCTTAAAGAGAGACCGGATAACGTATTCTTCGTCTATGACCCTGCTTACAAAGCTAAGATAGGTGAAGGTCAGAGAATGGAAAACTATGACGATGCATACAAGTTAGCTGAAAGTTTCAAAAAAGGAAATCAGAATACAGCATTCTTTACAGGTAAAGCTGCAGAAGCTTCTAGTAAAGTTCCTTATAAGCCTGTACTAAAGGTTGTGGATAAAAACTCTCCTGTAGCGAAAGCTTATGACATTTATTCAGCAGGTGGTAACTTCACAGGTCATATATCTAAGATGATTGCAGGTTTCGCTGAGAAACAAATAAAAGTTGCTGAGGCTATTGTAAAAGGTAAATTCAAAAGCTTCCTTGACATTGGTGCATCTGAGGGTGGATTAGTTAAGACTGTTGCATCACTAGGTGTAGACAAAGCTGTTGGTATTGACCCTAATACTCAAATGATTGCTAACTTCAACTCTACTCCTGCAGTAAAAGGAGCTGAGCTTAGACAAGAGGCATTCCTTGCTTCATGGACTGAGGGTGATGGCACTAAAATCAACGAGTTTAAACCAAAAGAAAAATTTGAAGTGGTTAACGAAGATTTCGCTTTCCAATTCATGAACAACGATAGAAAAGCTCAAGTAGAAGCTGTTAAAGGTATGATGACTGACGATGGTGTATTTATTACATCTGAGAAGTTTCATACAGCAAACAGTGAAGCTAATGAGCAAAAGAAATATGACCACCAAAAGAAGTACTTCAACGAAAGTGAACTAACTGAGGATAAGCAAACCATTATTAGTGGTATGGCTTCTGACATGGTTGGTGATACTGAGTACTTCCAAACTCTTAAAGATAATTTTGCTTTTGTAGAGGAATTTTGGAATGCAGGTGACTTCAAAGGATACCTAGCATCTGACTCTCAAGCTAAGCTTAATGAGATGAAGAAAAATATTGGTGACCTATCTAGTGAGTTCACAGATAAAGAGTCTCAAACATCTAATGAAAATTTAGCTAAGGTAGAAGCTGAGGCTGAACAATTAAACAATGAGTTAGAGGACTTTTTAGGTGAGGCAAACCCTAACCTACAATTAGACTCTAAAAAAGAAATAACATCCGAAGAGAAGAAGCAAGAGTTAGTAGCTGAGGCTACTGCTATGATGGAAGCTGTAGAAGGTGATGGATTTACTGAGGAAGCCTTTACTGCTGAAAATGAACCAAAAGTTGAGGTAACACCTATCACAGTTAAAGAGAATAGTAAATTAGCTAGTTCTCTTAAGAAGATGGGTCTTAAGGATTTAGTAGGTAAGAAAGTAAACCTAGTAATGGCTGACCAATTAAAGGTTGGTACTGTAGATATTAACGGTAAAAAGCTTAGAAGAATGGGTGGACACTTCTTTCCTCTTATAAAAGAGTTGAGAGGTAAAGTTGCTTGGGCTTCTATTAATGAGACTGCAGCAATTAAAATTGTTCGTGGTGCTATTAAATCTGACTACACAGTGGTATATAACATGTATCCAAATGCTGTAGATTCAAATTTAGCTATACTTGAAACAATGATTGAGTCTGTAGCTGCTCTTCCAAAAGCTGTTAATAAGCAAGTATTCGAAGAGTTTAAAACAATGCTACAAACAGGTGTATATGGTGAAGGTGGTAGAGATACTGAGAAGGTACGTAAATTTGCTGCAGAAGCTAAAAACTTTGGTGATATAGTTGCAGGTATTGGTACACTAGGTGTTGATACAAAAGCTGCTATCCTTAAGAAGGCTTTACCTTCTAAGAGGGTTAAAGCTTCAACTAAGCTAGGTAGAATATTACAGGATAATAAAATTGATATAGAGGATTTAAGAGCTCTAAACGTAGAACAGTTTGCTGCAGAATTGCCTGCAGGTGCTATGACTATGGTATTAGAGGTTCACGATAAAAATGGTAACAAAGTTACTTCTGAGACTGAGAGGGAAGCATTAATGACTCCGGCTCAACAAAAAGCAGAAGGATTACCAACACATCAAAACTACGATATTTACGTTAGAGGTAAAGCTGTAGCCATGCTAGAGGAAACTGTTCCATTTTGGAATATGTATAAATCTGCTATGAGCACAATTAACGCTAAGGTAACAGGATTACTTAAACATGGTAAAGGAGAAAAAGCTAGAGCTTTCACAGCTAAAGAGGCTTATTCAAATGCTATGAGAAGTGCTGATTCTACAGCATCTCAATCTAAAGGATTATCTGAACCGGATGTAAGTATGTACGAGAAGTTTATCTCTTTATTAGGAAGAGCTTTCCCTTCTGTACAAGTTATTACAGACACAGCCGAGTTTAACACATTAATGGAAAACTTAACTGCTAAAGCTTTAACCACTAAAAGTGGTAAAGTTTACGGAGCTGTTTACCAAGGTAAGCTATACTTAAATTCGGGTCTAGCTAACTTTAATACTCCTATTCACGAGTACGGTCACGTTTGGATTAACACTGTTAAAGAAACTAACAAATCTCTTTATAACAAAGGTATGTCCCTAGTCAAAGGTTCAGAATATGAGGCTTCAATATTAGAGAGTAAAGAGTATACCAAGGTTACTAAACAAATGTTAAAAGAAGGAGCTACACAGGAAGAGGTAGACAATTATATACAAGAGGAAGCTCTAGCAACTGCTATTGGAGATAAAGGTGAAGCATTCGTAAAAGCTGCACAAAATAAAAACTTCACCAATTGGTTAAATCAGCTATTCTCATTCGTTAAAAAACTAACAGGTATCTCTAAGTATAGTGCTAAGCAATTACAGGATATTACTTTAGGTGAGTTTACTCAAGCTGTGGCTGTAGATATTATGTCCGGTAACGAGGTATTTAAGAAAGGACAGGTTCAAACTTTGAATGATGCCCTTCAATTATCTATGGGTACAGGCAAATCCTTACAAGAGATTGTAGAGTTTGCAAGAGAAAAAGGATATGAGGATGCAGTTATTAAAGCTGCACTAGCTAAGCAAGGTTTCACAAGAGTTCAAGCTGAGACTGCACTAGCCACTATCATTCCTAAAGCAGTTGCAAAAGGAGCTGCTGAGGTAGTTAGAACAAATAAACAAAGCAACCTTAAAGCTGATGTGGATGCTGTAGGTATTGCACATGTTAAGAGCACTAAGTGGTATAGAGGTTTAACAACCAACCAAAAGGATGCACTTAACAAGAAAGGTATCTCAGAGATATTAGGTGGTATGGAAGCTTCATTAAGAAAAGGCTCACAACCTAATAAAGAAGGTAAAGCTTTTAGAAATACAGTAAAAGAGGTTACAGGTCAAACAGACCAATCTAGAACTATTGTATCAACTGAGGCTAAGCTTCTTAAAGATAAATTCAAAGCTATGGAGCGTGGTGCTAAGATTGGTGCTGCAGAGATAAAGAAATTGAAAGCTGAGTTTATTAAAGAGATTTCTGCTAAGCTTAAGGAAATAGTTAATAACAAATCTATGTCACTAGCTGAGGCTCGTAGAATATTATCTGCAGTTAACCAGCTTACATTTAGTAACTACGATAGAGTTGCACCATTGGTTGACAAGGTTATTGACACTATAGAAAATAAAGGTATCAGAAGACAAATAAAACAGACTAAGACTAGATTAAGAAAGTCTTCAAGGTCTGAGAGAAATCCTGTTAACATGAGAGAGCTTGCAAAACAAGCTGTTAAAGTTAATGAGGCTCACCTTACTTATGCTCAAAGAGTAATATACAATGATATACTATCTGAAATAGCTAACGGATTCAAAGCTTCTTCAAATAAGAACTACAGAATGCCGAATGAAGAGGATATGATTAAGTCATTAGAGGCTCTTAACAAAGCTGCAGATACAGCTAGGTTACAGAAGTTAGCTGAGACAATGGGTATTGATGGCTCAAACCTTACTGTTGATGAGCTTGTAGCTTTATTAGAGTCTGAAAATGTAGACGAAGCTATTGATGAGATGAAAGCTGAGAAACAAAAGGCAGCTAGAAAAGCTCTTGAGAAACAAGCTGAGTATGCTAGAATGGCGTTAGAGATAGTTGATGAGGCAGATATGTCAGAGCAGGAGAGAAAAGACGTTAGAACGCTTCAAAACGCTGATTTAACTTTATTGTCTTCTACAGACCTTAGAGATTTAATTAAGATTGTGGATAACATCGCTGAGAATAATAGCTTTGCATCATCCGGAAGTCTAATCTCTAAAGTAAGAGCTTACACAGCTTCAAATGAAGCAGTAGGAGTTTTCAATAAGGATGAGTTAAGCATGGTTAGAAAGACTATAATCACAGACTTAAAATCATTAGCTCTTATCTTTAAGAAGGTATTCATGAACACTAAGAAATCGGCTGTATTTAATAAGCTGTCGGGTCTTGGTAAATTGGGTATGGCTTACACTAGTCACAAGAAAGCTATGAATGCTTTAGCTAAAGAGTACGATAAAATGTTCGCACAGTTAAGTAAAAAGAATAAAGGTTTAGCTAAGCCGGAGAACACAATGCTCAGAGGTTTAGTTGGACAATTAATTCAAGGTACAACTGCTGAGGATTTTGATATAAACAAATCTAGAATAGAAGACCACATAGCACAGTCTAAAAAAGCTCAAGCTAAAAGTACTAGACTAGGTGTTGACGTTTTAGAAAAACAATATGAGAAACTAAAAAATCTAAAATCTCAAGATGAGGTTATAAAATATACTAAAGGACTAAACGATGGTAATTGGGAGATAGTTGATTTTTGGTTAAATCACTTTGACTCACAAAAGGATGCATTAAAATATAACACTGAGACTATACACGGTAAATCATTTGAAGAGGTTGTGGGTAACTACTTACCAATAAAAATGAAAGCTGATGGTAAAGTTGTTGAGGATATAGATAACCAACCATTCTTTGATAGAAATGGATTAGCTGCATCTAGTGCATCACCAACTACAATTAAGAGAACTAAGACTAAGAAGCTTCCTGCAGGTCGTGTATTAGATTTAGATTTTGATTCAGTGATGTTTAATAAAGCTTCTGCAGTATCTATTGACATAGAAACCTCAGCAGCTTATAAAGATGTATACAACTTCTTTAGAAGCCCTAACATGGAAAAAATGTTTGGTAATGAAACTATTGGAGTATTTAATAAGAAGTTAGCTGAGATGAGAAAGGTTCAATTAGGAATTTCTAGTATGAACTTAAATGAAGATGAGGTAACTAAAAATATAACTAAGATTGAAAGAGTTTGGAAATCTGTAGCTACAACTATTGGATTAGGTTCTATCACTCAGTACCCTAAGCAGTATATCTCTGTAGCATTTAACGTTATGGCTCACTTAGGTGGACAAAGCGACTTAATGTTCAAAGCTATGTTTACTGATAAGACTAAAATTCCATTATTAGATATGGTTTCTATATCGTTAAGAGGGGAAACTCAAGCAGGTACAATCACAGGTGGTAATAGAATTTCAGAAGCTGAAAAGAAAGCTACTAAAGCTATTGCAGGGCAGGTTGCTCAGTTTACAGGTGAGGCTGCAAGTAAAGTTAGGGAGGCACTATTCTTCTCATTAAGAAAGGGTGATGTTAACGTGGCTAAATCTTCTTGGATTGCTTTCTACCAAAAGTATTTACAGGATGCAGGAGAGACTGATATTGACATGACTACAGAGCATTTAAGAAAGGACGAGAAGTTAAGACAAGAGGCAATCTCTTATGCTGAGCTTAAGGTAGAGGAAACACAAATTTCTTCTGATGAGTCTAGAGGCTCTGAGTTCTACCAATCTAAATCTGTTGATAGGTCTATTTTGAGAAGTATATTCTTACCTTACCAATCGTTCAACATCAACTCAAAAATGAGAATGATGAATGACTTAGGAATATTAAGTAGCAAGAGAGCTAGTAAAGAAGATAAACGAGAAGCTGCTGCATCTTTAACAGGTACAACTGCTGAGGTTATTACGTTCCACTCAATGAAGTATTACGTATTAGCTCAAGTGTTTGCTTTAGGTAAATCAGCTTTAGAGGATATGTTCGGATTGGAGCCACCGGAAGAGGATGAAGATGCTAAACAAGCTTTTGTATTCAAACAATGGTACTCAGCTTTAGCTAAAGATTTAAACCCCCTATCAATTGGTTCATTTACTGAGGATATTAGTATTGAGGTATTAAACCTTATTCAATACCTTGCTGAGGCAGAGGGTGACGAAGCTTATATGGATTTCATTAAGCGTAAGAGAGATGACGGAGGACAAATGTTCTACAGATATAAAGATAAAGAAGAAAGAGGTCAAGCGTTTGGTGCTAGCTTATTAGGTGGTGGGGGTCTATACCAAATTCCATATACGCAAGCTGCAGAGATGCTTGACAATTTCGAACTAATTAATACTCAAACTAGAAGAGATGATTATGGTAATTTATTTGAGTATGATTTTGATTCTAGTCAACAACAGTTCTTAAAATTATCATTTGCTGCAGAGTTTATCTCCTTATTTGGATTAGGTGAAGCAGACTCTAGGAGAGTTATGAGAAAGATTAGAAGAGATATAACAAAGAATACTAAAAAACAAAAAATTAATTAATGATTCCAACAAATAAACAAAAGAGAGCAGCCCACCTTAGATGGTGGGTTGCTATATTTCCGGTAGGTGCTGTAGCTGTAATAAGCTCACCCTTTATAGCTCCTGTAGCTTGGTTAGTAGAAAAAGTGCTACCAAATAATAATCCCTTATGGTGGTGGTTAGATGATGAGATACACGACCCTAAAATGAATGAGGATTGGTTAGAGTTTAAACAACGTAAAGATTGGTGGGCTTGGATAGATTGGCACTGCTTTAGAAATTCAATGTGGAACTTAAAAGCTTCATTAACACCGGAGAGTTCTATTGACTTCTGTAAAACTAATGATGAGGTGGTAGTGGAATTGATTAAATATGATGTAGTTAGAAATGGTCAACCCGTACCAATAGATACACCATGCTTAGAAATGCCTGTGGTTCGTTGGATTGATAAACACGGTAACGATGGTTGGAATACTACATCCGGAATAAAAGTAAATGAAGAGAAGACAGCTTGGGGAGAGTTACACTATTGGTACACAGCCAACAGTCAACTAAACTTTAGGGAAGGTTTTGTTAGAGAGAAGACAGGATATATAATCCATGGTAAGTTTCCATTCTTCGGTAAGAAGACCTACTACCACAGGGTAGCTAAAGGAGCTAACGAAAAGCGTTATGTCTACACAAATAAGAAACAGATTAAACCTTAAACAAGAAAACCCCCAACCATATCGGAAGGGGGTTTATTTTTGTGGTCACAGTAGGGATTGAACCTACGACCTATCCCTTATGAGGGGAGTGCTCTACCTCTGAGCTATGTTGTAGCGAGAGTGGGACTCGAACCCACGGGGTCTTTCGACATGGGGATATGAACCCCACAAGCTTCCATCTACTGACTACCTCGCTATATATTATGCAAATATAAGCAAAATTATTTACATAATGTTACATTAACTAACATTTAACTTTTAGAGCAGCAGGTGAGATTCGAACTCACGGTGTGACATTATCTGACTAGCTTGGAAGGCTAGTACAATCGACCAACTATGCGACTGCTGCAATTTGTAGAAACAATAGGATTTGAACCTATGACCCTCTCGGTATCAGCGAGGTGCTCTACCAACTGAGCTATGCTTCTATTTAGTACTCCCTCTTGGACTCGAACCAAGGGCATTCCCCTTAAAAAGGGGGAGCTCTAACCAACTGAGCTAAGGAAGCAATTGTGGAGAAGAAGGGAATTGAACCCTCGAGGCTTGCAGTGCAAGTGCAAGTGTCTAGCCAACACGACACATCCCCATTAAAAAAGCCCTAACAAATAAATGCTAGGGCTTCGGATACGTTAAAATTACCTACAATCTAACATAGCATGGAAAGCCCTAGGAAGTTTCTCCCCACGGTCTTATCAATCGCTATTGTAATAATTGTGTTCATTGAATGTTTAATCTTTTTTACTTGTTAATTTTGTCGTCAATCTTGTCAACGATGCCTGCTACTTTTTTTGCTAGGCTTGGATTGTTTCTTAATACTAAGAAGAAGCCTACTGCTCCTACTACTACTCCTGCTATAAATGAAATCATACTTATACTTTTTTAAGTTAGGTGCAAATATACAAAAAAATTTTTAATACCACAAATTAATCAGTACCTTTTATTTTTGCATTAGCTACACGATAGTTTCTTTCATCTCTTTTCTTAGCTTTATGTGCTTGAAGTTTCTTATCATAAGCAATTTTCTTCTCAGCCCTTTTACGGTCTACAGGATTGGTAGTTCTTGTGTAAGTACCATCATGAGATTTATAACCGGACATTTTACCACCCTTATTTTTAATGGTAGTGCCTTTATACTTTACCGAAGGTCTGTACTCGCTGTCTTTATTGCCTGTTTTAGCATCTTTTACAGATTTACTAGAAACCTCATACTTGCTACCACTTTTTGTTTTAGCTATGTGTGTTTTAGCTTTCTTTTTGTCGGTGTTAGCTGTACTAGCTAATTTTGTTCTTGGGTCAGACAGCTTTACAGGGTCTGATTTACTTTTTCGTTTTGCCATGTTTATTGTTTTTTAGATTCAATTACAAAGATACTAAAATTATCCTTACCCTTAAAAAGCTCATCTAATTGACTCTCCCAAAAGTCTATATCTTCATAGGGTCTAAAATTTATAGGTGCTATAGGACTCATCAACCCTGTTCCACTGTGACCAATATTGAAAATTGAATGTGTTAGCTCATGAAAAACCACTAACTTCAACACTGCTTTATCTAAAGAACAGTAAGAGCTCATAGCCACTATATAACCATCCTTTGTGGCTATCCCTAATGTTGGGTAGTTAAGGAGATTAGTTAATACAATCATCTGCATGTTATTTATATGTGGAGTAACATCTATACACCTCTCTGCAGCCTCTGCTATATATTCTTCCACTATTGGCTTGAGTATTGGGTCAATGTGCACATAGGAAGTTTTTTGACCAAAAAAATCCCCTGTAAATAATACAAGGGATATTAACACTAATAATTTTTTCATATCTACCTGTTTTTACAAAGATACTAAAAATTGTTATACGCCACGTTAAAGACTTTAAGACCTAAAGCTCGTGCTCGTCTAACTACTTGTAGCCTGTCATCAAACATTCCTACAATATAATTATCCTCAGCAATCTTTCTCCACATCTCCTCCTTCACAACCCAATCCGGTCTTTGGTCACCTTTAGGTCTGATGTATATTTCATCATAAAAAATACCATTATCAGATAACCACTTCTTAGTCTCATCTATACAAACAGCATCTCTGCCTGTACATATTATAACTTTAGTGCTAGTCATCTCTTCATAGTAGGGTGTCAAAGCTTGTGATATAACCTTAGTAGGATAATCTATTACATCCTCCCCAACCTTGTGCCAATCATAAGGACTTCTAGTAGCCCTGTCCATATGAGACAATGTTCCATCAATGTCAAATATTACACAATTAGTGTTATCGGGATTTTGACTAAGCTGAACCGGAGTAAAATCTATAGGATTTTTAGCCAACTCTACCATTAAACTAGTAAATCTGTTATATTGCTTCTCAATTACGTGCTCTCCAACGCTTCTGCTTCTCATAGAGTCTCTATTTAAGGCATCTGCCTTGCTGATTTCAAATATCAAAACCTCAGCGTGTACGTTCCAATACTTAAATCTCTCTAAGTACTTGTATGTCAAGTGTGTAGCATCCGCTATTACTGTCTTACCAAAATTAAGACCTTCATTGATTAAAGTGTCTTCGTACCTAGTAACCTTCTTTTCAAGACCTGCTACATCATTTCTTAAGTAGTAATCTTCTATACCTGACTCGGTAAAGCCAAACATAAGCTCTCTGATTTTATCCCTATTGACTATAGTATACTTTGAAGGGTCTTCCAACCACTTCTTGTGAGCCCAAGTACTTTTACCCGAGCCGCTGATTCCAATTGTTATTATTAAATTTCCTTTCATTACTTTATTAATTTTATTAGTTCAAAGATTCTATATCAGCTTCACCATTATCTAGTTCTTGGCTTTCAAATTCTAAGAACCTAAAGCTCTTAAGCTTATATGACTTACATTCAAATAAATCTTCCACTCTCACAACTACACCTTCTTCCGGTACTTTGTTTGTACACATGAAGCAGTCTTTTTCGTTGTAAGCCTTCTCTAACCTCTCTATGAAATTTTTTCTCCAAGTCTCTAAGGTAGTGCTGTAATCAGTGTTGTACCAATCACCTGCTTTACCATAGAAGAATAAGTGAGAAGCTGCTAATCCAACTCTATCACAGAACTCTTTAATCTGAGGGTAGGTAAGCTCAGTAACTAAACCATCTGGAGTGGTATTGGTGATTCTGTATACCTCTAGCTTGTGCCAAACATTACCTTGGCAACCATAATCAAAATGTTTTTGAATAGCTTTACCATTTCTATCGTAACCTAACATTTCACCATATAGAGTCCAACCTTTAGGTATATGCTCACCAATATCATTTTTTATAGTCTCCCACAAGTCATAACCAAAGAAGTGGTCTTTAGATTTTGGGTCTTCTAGGTTAGCATTCTTAACCACCTTTCTAGAGCCATAGACTAAATCATACACTAGTTCTGATACACTTGCACCAAAAAATTTAGAAACCTTCTCTATAAGGCTTAATTTACGTTTTACTAAAACATTTCCGACCCACCAAGATGTACCGTGTGTTTTATATGTAATAGAAATTAAATCTGTAGGCTCAATTTTGTGTATGTTCTTACGAAGATTTTCAGTATCAACATGTAGATGTACTTGACCTTCTACCAATCTTGAAAGCTTTGGCTTCTTACCAACTCTAGCTTGTGCACCACCCTTAACAGGTACTTGGTACTTCTCAACTAGAAGTTGACCATTAATAGTGTCAAACTCTTTACCTACATAATCACCAATATAGCCATCCAACCTACCCCACTGCTCAACAAGTCTAGCAGGTACAATATATCCCATGGATTTCTCACCACGTAGTTTCATAGCCTTAACCCTGCAGTTATCCTCAAAGAAACCTTTTTGGTAAGGGTCTGCATTCAATGTATTGTCTCTAAATGAGTTTGTTGACGAGAGTAAGTTTTGAGATATTTTACTCTCGATTGGAAAATAGACGTAAATGTCGCCCTCGTTGGCATCTAAACCTGTAATGACATTGTTGAAGTCAATTGAGACCATTTGTAGCCTGTCAGCGTTAGGATGCTTCTTAAGACCCTTTAACGATACCACCTTACATAAGTAGTTTGGATTTGCGTTTTTACTAATTTCTAACATTTTATTTAAGTTTTATATTAAATTCTATGCAAAGATAAGTAAAATAATTTACATGACAATAAAAAAAGTAAAAAAGTTTTCCTAGAGAGATTTGAACTCCCACTTCAAGGCTCGTAACCAAGTGTTCTATCCATTAAACTATAGGAAAATAATTACCCTAGGGTTTTACTGCAGGTAGCATACCTAGGGTGATAGTGAAGTATTTTTGTCACAAATTTAGCATATAATTGTGACAGTAGTACCGAGTGTGGGCTTCGAACCCACAAGACACAAGGTCGGCAAGTTTTAAGCCTGCTGCGTTTACCAGTTTCACCAACTCGGCATTTAATCTGTAGCATCGGTGGGAATCGAACCCACAAAACTCTAGGGTTTAAGCCTAGGCACTCTACCATTCGCTTTTACGTCACGATGCTATTTTGTAACATTAGTCTAAAAGGTAGGTAACGCTCCTACTTACTCCTACTTCCAAGGCAGGCATGTTACTATAATCGCTTCTAGGTATAAAAAAACCTCCTAATTGCTTAGGAGGTCTTTATCTTTATTAATTTAAAACTAAAACATGAATACTAATACCTAAAGTTTACGCATAAAGAGTACTCCCAATTTCCACTAGGTTGTTCCAAAAGCTCTATATGTAAGCGTAATTTTCTCATTTTTATTATTATCTATGCAAATATACGAATTAAATTAATACCCCTTTTTAAAATCTATTAATCCTTTCGGTAAGAATGTTCAAATAATTAATCATAGCCTTTAGCTGCAGTTTTAAAAGGTCTTGGTCATCTTGGTCTAGCTCATCAAAAGCCTCTGTTAAAATAAACTTACCCAACTTCTCCATCTTATCTTTGAGTTCTGTTCCCTCATCAATAACTCTTTGTTTGTAGTCTTCCATAATTAAATTAGTTTTTTGTAGTGTACAATAAGCTTATGCACCTTACTGTCGTAGTAGCTATCGAACTCTTTGTAGCCTTCGTCATCTTTTTGATACAGTGCATAGAAAACATTTCTAAGCTGCTTTGAGGGTGACACCTCTTTTATTTTTCTAGTCCTACTCATTTCCTTTAAGTTTTAAGTATGCTGAATAATAAGCAGAAATCTCTTCTGTTATCTCTTGAACCTGTTTTAATACCTCAACACATCTCTTTTTTGAGATTGGTCTATCTATTAGTTCAGCCTCTTTAGTTAAGGTAAGCTCCTCACCTGCAAAAGCATTCCCTGCTCTGCCAATAAGTACTACAGAACCTTTGTCGGGATACTTCCCAAACTCTTGTTCTAGAGCTGCTGCGTAGATGTCAACCTGTAGGTAATCATCAGCTTTATACTCCGGTGCTCTCTTCTCAATCTCACCCGTCTTGTAATCAACTAATTCCTTAACATACATAACAGGTTCTTCACCCCCCTTGTTACCAATCTCCGGAGCAGTGTTTGTATCTATAAATCCTAATACATAGAACCCTTTCATCTTAAGCTTAATCTTCTTCTCAAACTCATCAAAGTGAGGTAGGGTCTGCAAAAACTTAGCTTCATCCTTATCCCACGCTGAGTAATCATTGTTCTCATAAGCCTCACCAACCTTGTGACCAAAATCTCCGTACTTCTGTAGGGCTGCATTGTCATCCGGTTCACCAAAGAAGTACTTTCGCATGTACTCTCTTTTATTACGTTTCCATTTACTAATCTGCGAGTAGGAGATATAATAATTTCCGTCCTCGTCTTTTCTAGGTAATACTAATTGCTTTACTTTACTCATTACTTTCCTGCTTTTAGGGCTCTTACATGAGCTTTGGTTATCTTAGTCTTCTTAGCTTTAGCTGTTGAGGTCATAGCATTTAAAACCTCAAGTGCTTTGTCTTGCTCATCTTCACTCATAGCATCTATTAAAGCTTTGAGCTCCTTCTTCTCTGCAGCACCGTACTTACCACCGTTAAATAGTTTGGTGATTAAATCATCTTCTACTACAGGAGCAGGCTCATCATTAGCAGCTTCTAGAGGCTCTTCTAATCTCATCTTCTTGAAGACATTTATTGTTGTGATAACATCCTTTCTACAGTAAGCTGAAATTCTATCCAAACCTTTACGACCCTCATTCCAATAAGTTTTAGCTACATCAGCTCCGGAAATATCATCCTTTGGTGAAGGTAGTCCAAAAGCTGTGGCTACATTAATTAAAGATGCTCTCTCAAAGCTTGAACTCTTCCACTCTAGTGCTAAGTCAATGTGGTCTATCTCCCACGGTTTCAATCCGGATACATCCAACTTATCGTGTGGCTCTATACCATTGATAACCATACGCTTGTATACAAATGGTGTATCAAAACCATTGTTAACGAACCCTACTAGGTTACACTTAATGTTACGCTCAACTAGTTTGTTGAACTCATTAAGCAGCTCTCCCTCACTATCATGGTCTAATGTTATCAAGTAAATCTTACCTTTAACAATCTTACCAACCACAATGCTAACTATCTTGGCAAACTCCGGATGCAGCCCTGCACCTTTAGAGTAGGACTCAATAATCTCATCGTTACTGAGCTCCCCTTTCTTATTTACCTTATACGCCCAACTGTCAAACAGTGGTGTATCCAATTCTAACTGCTTCACTACAGATGCAGTCTCAATGTCGAAGAATAATAAATTCTCCTCTTTTAACTTTTTTAATACTCTCATACTTTATTTATATTTAATTAAACTATCTCTAATTGTACTGCCCAACCACTTTCTTGTAAAGCCCTTATGTTAAGTGAGTAATCCTTCGGGTCTATATCATAAGGCATGAACACAGTTTTAGTTTCTGTGTCCAAATACCTTATAGTACCATCAAAATCATATGTCCAACCTCTAGCCATTGAAATTATCTATTATCTCCTGTAAGTAATTATTATACTCCCTATGAGAAATTTTGTATTGAACTCCGTCATCTTTACACTTCATAATATATTGCATTGTTCCTGCAGCAGTAGTAGTAACCTTAAACAACTCTACATTCAATCCACCACAATGAGGACATCCATACTTCTCTCCACCTTCGTGTGTGCTCACATTAATTACGTGACCCATATACTTACGAAGCTTTAAGAATATCTCCTCTGTAGTAACAATGTCTCCTACATTATAAGCAACCATCTTAGCTAGATACTCCTCCTGCTCTTCCGGTGTACCATCCTCAATCATATCCCACATAACTATTCCTTCGTGAGACTGCTTTAAGGTAACACCCATAAATTTAGCTAGGTAATCCATAGAGTAGCTTAATAACCTAAACAACCTTTTCGACTGCTTGATAATATCAAATGATTTAACATAGACATTAACAAAGAGGTTATACTTCATAGCCTTAGCATTTATCCAACGGTCATCAAAGTTTTTATTGTTGTACCCAACAACCATGTCAGCTTCATTATAAACATCTAGGAATTTCTCCATCAGCTCTTTATCAGTATGGGTCTTCATATCCCAAATTAAATGGTGTACAGTCTCTTCTCCTAACCACCTCCAAGATATAGATATAATCTGAGGCTCTCCCCTAATCTGTTTGTAGTTTATGTAGGTCTTACCTGTCCAAAAAAGTTTTGCTGCAACCCTACTAGTTTCAATATCATATATCAAAATCTTTGTAGGATTTACAATATTACTAGACATAAGCCCTAGCTCCATTTTATTAGCCCAATCTCTAATGGTTCTCTTTGATACATCAAAATGTTCAGATAATTTCTCTTGAATTTCGTCCCTACTTAATGTCCTTTTAGAAGACCCATATTTATACTTTGGGTCATACATTTTTGCTATAAGGTGCTTATCATCTAATGTTAAATTCTTATACTTCATTCTCTTTCAGATTTGATTTTAAATGTTTAAGTGATTCCGTCATATTGTCGATAGCATCTCCTGCCTCCTTGAACTCGTTGTCCATAAGTGCTTCATAGATTGTGTCCGTTTCATCGTGTAGATTGCTTGTAATCCTCGATATACTCTTGACCTTATTTTTGTCCATACCCTTTTGATTTTAAAATTTCTATTACTTTAATACAATCCTTTTTGTTTCTAGGTACAAATAACAGGACTTCTCTATCTAAACCTTTAATATACTTCTTAAATAACCTCCAAGTTCTAGAGAAGTCCGGCATTGCCCTACCTTTAGTTTCTATTACCCATTCAAGCTCTTGGTCTGCAGGGTTGGTGAAGTCGGGTGTGTAGATTGAATCTTTATATGTCTTCTTACCTCTATCCTTAAAATCACCTTTACCATTTAGAAACCTCTCGTGAGACTCTCCTGTGTACTTAAACCCATCGTCAATAATAAATTTCTGCCCTTCATAGCTGTGGGCTATAAACGCCCCTTTTAATAGCTCAGACATTTCCAACTCTAAACCGGATTGAAAAATATTACCTCTCTTCTTTACTTTTTTAGCATTTGTTTGACTATTGTAGCCCTTCTTTGTCTTCCTTGCCATATCTGTATTTTAAATAACCTTCGACTACCTTAACTCGTTCAAGGAGTCCATACTCTACACAAGTTTTCCAAACATCGTCAACCTGTGGTTTTTCTAAAGTAGTTAACCAATCAAATAGTTGGTCTAAATCTAATGACTCTAGAAATTCTGTCTTAGCTTTTAAGAAGTCTTTCCAATCCTTCTCATCGTAGCCTGTAAATGTTTTAGGCTCTACATAAGGTTTAAACTCCGGTTGCTCATCGTCATCATCGTCATCTAAATCATCCGGATTAAAATTGAACCCTTTAAAACCGTGGTAAGTATCATCCTGCTCGTCCTCCTCATCTTTATTATCAGTAATGATAGGTGTGTTATTCTTTAAACCCTCAGCTTTATCACTAGGTAAGTTTTCTTTATCTAGAAACCAATTGCCTGTAAGCCTTAACCAATCTAAATTAGACTCAAGAAGTCTTTTATAAGCATGCTCAAAATTTTCACCCTGTATGTACATATTGCTTAGAGACCTCATCAATTCTCCTGTCTTTAGGTTCAATGTGAACTTCTCTGTTTCCCATAATTTCATATATTATTGTTTTTAATGGATTTCTGCGTAGCTTCTACCAAACTGTACGTCAACATCTAAATCTCTATTTAGTTTTAACTGTTTGTTAGTGAGCTCTATAGCATCTTTTAGTAATTTTTCTGTTTCCTTTCTGAAACCTTTCTTTACTGTAAGTATTACCTCATCATGCATCTGACCTGTAAGTTGAGGTCTCTTCTGTCTGAAATTGTAAATCCACATATCAAAACAAAATACTCCCGTACCTTGATTTAATGTTGAAAACCTATCCTTATCAGTTCTTAAAGAGTACCAAAATTTACTTACAGGATTAAATAGCCACATGCTATCTAAACACCTCTTAGTTTTTTGGTCTTCTGCAACCTTATTAACAGCCCAATTACGAACCCAATACTTCTCTACTAGGTTCTTACCCTCCTGTACGCTCATACCTTCAACACCTCTAGCTACTGTTGCACCACCTGCACCGTATACACAAGCATAGTTTGCTGTCTTGGCTGTAGACCTCTCACCCTTGTGGTTTTCTGTACCATCTTTATGTGCTTGAGCCTGCTCCTCTGTAAGTAAACCTGCTACAACAGCTAAATCTAAGTGAGGGTCGAAATCATCAGTTTGCATTTCCTTAACATATTCGGGGTCATATTCCCACATATAATGTTGTTTAGTCCTGTCTTCCAATGATGACATATCCGAGCCACATAATTCGTAACCCTCCGGTGCTATCAATACTCCTCTAACCTCTTCTCCATATGGCTTGTCTACAGATGGCAAATTAACCACAACTCGGTGCTTAAACCTTAATGTGTTTGTAAGCCCCTGTATCTCAGCCTTAATGTAACCACTCTCATCAGCATTCTTTAAAAACCCTTTCAGTATAGGTATCCTATGAGATAGAACTGATAAACCATCTAGTAGTTCTAAGGCAGGTTCTTTGTCAAACAATTTTTTAACAGAGTCACACAATACCTTTTCACCACCTATCTCTTTTCTAATCTGTTCAATCTTTCTAGTACTGCCATCAGACTCCCTCTTATAGGTGAACGTCTCCGGCTTCCAACCTAAGCTGAATAGCCAATCTTTAATTTGAGACGATGAATTTGGGTTAGGTTTTGAATAGCTTGCTACATATGTTATATCCTCTTTATGAGTCTCCGGAAATCCACAAGACTCTAAAAGTTCTATCCACTTGTAACCTGCTACTGATAATGAGCCATCCTTCTTTCTAAAGGTCTTAGGCATAGAAGTTGTCTTCCATTTCTCAACCTTTGGCATAGCTAATTTAAGAGCTTCAACCTTCTCACTCTTCTCAGCTTCTAGCTTTTCAATAGTAGCTTCACACCTAGGAATATCAAGCCTCCATCCGGATGCCTCTGCTGCTCTAGCACAATCCATCTTGAACATTAAGTACTTGACCAACCTGTTTATGTCTGATATACTATTATCGTAGAGGTTCTTTAAACTCTTCCACTGCTTATCTACAAGCATGCAGTTAATCTTAACATCCTCTTCACACCTGTGGGTATACTCTTCAATAGTTTGGTCTTCCCAATTGTCAATTTTCGGTTTCTGAATACCAAACTCCTCACCCCAATACTCTAAACCATGCCTCATTCTATAAGGTTCTAAGTACCAAGATAATGCTAAAGTATCTATTAGCTCAGCTTTTATCTTAATATCTAATAACCTCTCAATGTGTGGTATATCCCAAAGAATAATATTGTGTCCTATAAGTATGTCACAGGAAGTAAAGAATGCTCGCATCTCGTCGTAGTCGGTAGTAGACTTTAGTCTCCACCTTCCTGCAGAAAATATAGCTGCTGACATAACCCAAATCTTTGTAGGATTTAAGCTGTCACCCTCTATATCAAATACGCATATCTTTTTACCTTCTTGTTCTCTCATTTAATTTAATTTAAAAACCACAGGCTTCGGGTCTTTCAAGGTTACTGCAATTACAAGAGGTTAACCTTTACCTATATCTTGTTTTTGAGGCAGATTCACTCACCTGTGGTATATTATCTACTCAGTATCCGAGTTCACTATCGTACATTCAGTCATTAAGACTAAAGCAGCTACAGATGCAGCATTTTCTAGTGCTACTCTTGTTACCTTCTTAGGGTCTATAATACCCTTATCTATCATTTCACAATATTGACCTGCTTTAACATCGTACCCGTAGCCTTTATCTAGCTTATCAATACTACCAATAACGAAGACTACATCTTGACCTGCATTTGTAAGGATTACTTCTAATGGTTTTTTAATAGCTTGTATAACTATATTGTAACCTGCTTGAATATCCTTATTAGTTGAGAATACAGACTCTAAGAGAGGTATGCAATTATACAATGCAATACCACCTCCGGCAATAATTCCCTCCTCTATAGCAGCTCTAGTAGCTCCTAGTGCATCATCTATACGGTCTTTCTTCTCCTTCATCTCAAGCTCTGAGTTTGCACCCACATATAACACTGCTACACCACCCGATATTAGAGCTAACCTAGATTTTGTTTCATCTACATCAAACTTACTGTCTGCAGTCGCAATTTGCGACCTCAAGGTTTCTTTAAGGCTTTCTACAGCATCTTTGTCTCCATGACCCCCAATAAATGTTGTTGAGTCTTTGGTTAACATAACTTTGTCACATGAACCAAACATCTCCGATGTAAATTGGTCAAACGTTAAGCCTTTAGCTTCTGATACAGATGTACCACCTGTAATGGTTGCTATGTCATCCAAGGTGTAGTTTCTTTTTTCACCTAGGAACGGTGCTTTAATAGCTGCACACTTCCATCCACCTCTTACTTTGTTTATAACTAACGTTGCAATAGACTCTCCGGATATTTCACCACCTATAACAAGTAATGCCTTATTCTCCGGCACTGTCTGTAGAATAGGTAGTATATCATTAATGGTATCAATTTTATTTGGTGTAATAAAAATCAATGGGTTCTCTAATGTAGCTGTTCCATCCTCTTCTGTAGCAAAACCTGCAGAGAGCATACCTCTATGTACCTTAAGACCTTCTACAACATCCACGTAGGTGTCGAAAGTTGTTGACTCCTCTACTGTTATTGTTCCTTCTCTAGATACTTTTGATATAGCATTCTCAATAATCTCACCAAGACTATCATCATTGTTTGCAGATAAAGCTGCCACTTGTTTAATCTGTTCTTTAGTTTCAATTGGTTTGGCTTGACCTTCCAACTCTTTAACTACTAAAGTTACAGCCCCATCAATACCCCTCTTCAAGTCAATGGGATTAGAGCCTGCTTCTAAGTGCTTAACACCCGACTTAATCATTGCTTGAGCTAACACAGTGGCTGTAGTTGTTCCATCACCTGTATCTTCTACAGTCTTAGCTGAAACACTCTTCATCATCTGTGCCCCCATATTCTTCTCGGGGAAGTTAGAGAATATCTCCTTAGCTACAGAATAACCATCCTTGGTTACATGTGGTGGTCTACCTACACGTTCTATTACCACGTTCCTACCCATAGCACCCATGGTAACAGATACTGCATCTGCTACCAAGTTTATACCTGCGATAAGTTCACCTCTTGAATCCTCTTTAAATTTTAGTCTCTTACTCATTCTAATTGTTTTTAATTTGATTATGTACTAAAGTTCTCCTCCTATTATACTTCCAACCTTCAAGCTCCATATAATCTCCTATGATTGGTTTTCTACTAGCTTCAATTGTTTGCTTCACCACGCCTGCTTTTGTAAAGCTTAGAGCACCTAATTTTGTTACAACTAGCCTAGTTCCCTTCTTATTGTTCTTAGGGTTCTTTGTGGCTTTTCTAATAGCTGCCTTTCTTTCCCTACGATTTTTAAAGAAGTTAGGGTAGCTACCATTAATAGGGTTTAACACGTTACCATCCTGATTCTCAATCTTCACATAAGGGATGTTTTTCATTGTAGGAAATTTTTCATCCTCTACATTCACCTCAATAGTTTCTTCCGGAGATACTACTTCCTCATCTATTACCTCCATTAAACTTATTGCATCATTAACTTCCTTCTCAGTAAGTTCTAGGTCTTGTTTTAATTCTTTTTTGTCTTCTTTCATTTATATTAAATTTAAGTTAAAATTATTTAATTGGACATCCACCTAGACCACAAGCTCCAAGCTCTTCAATATCATCCTCGTTTATTTGGATAACGTCTATTGGTCTAGTTAATGCCTTAAGGTAGTTATACTGCTCCTCGGTAATATCCTCATAAGGTAGCTGCTTGAAACCCGAAGCACCCATTTTTAACAGAAAGCTTAAGGATTTAAAGTTATCCTTAAAGTTTTCCTCTAGGTACTTCTTGATTGCAGGTAACTCCTCTTTAGTGTAATATGCTGTAACAGATACAGAGTTGTCTGACCAATTTTTCTGCATATACTTAACCATCTCCAACTGTGTGAATACGTCAATATCCTCTGCAGTAATAGTTCCTTCCGGATAGCTACATGGAAATTCCACAACACATATTTTCTTATCTAGAGAGCCATCAAAATTCTCTTGAAACTCTACATGGTATCCATGTGACTTACAAACTTCAATCAATGGTGAGTCAGATGCTATTCTAATTCTACGTATGTAGAACCTACCTGCTGTTGCAGGATGAACACCTGCTGTAACCCCTGCCAATAATGATAGTGTACCACTTGGCTTTACCGTAGTAAGCTTAATAGACACAGGGAAACCATTATCCCTAGAGTAAGCTTCATCATAACTTCTAAGATACTCATAACACGGACTTAACCAACTTAGCTGCTCCGGTGTTGACATCATTATACCTGTCATACCTATACCCATTCTCATGTTCTTATGAACAATCTCTTCCGTAGTCTTTTGGTGACACTTAAGTGCTAATGAGTGCTTAGCTACCTTGTACAATGTTGTAACTACACTAACTAACTCATCATAGCTTTCTATGTTAGGTAAGTAAACCTCAGCTAAACAACATGTCTCCCTGTTTGCTAGACCCTGCTCTGCACAAGGATTATAACCTTCTACATCGGGGTCGGGATAATTTACATCTCCTAATCTACCAATCGTTTTTGATAGAGGTATGTTAACTAGACCATAAGGCTCTCCCTGCTCGTATGTATCCCAAAACTCTTGTGGTAGTAGCTTTGCATCAGGACAGTCTACAGAGTTATTACTCATAGCCCTCCAATTTGGTACAGAGCCCAAATCCCATCTCTTAGCTTTCAAGTACTCAAGGTCATCATAATCACCTATAGCAATTTGTGCTGAACGTCTTATGTTCCCTGCTACAACAATGCTACCTATAATGTTCATGATGTCTAAGCAATCAATAGGTTTTAACTGCTTACCTCTTCTAGCATCTAATATACCACAGATTAATTCAATACCCTCTATAAGTATTGCAGCTCCGGAGGCTACACCACCAAAACCTTTTATTGGTTCACCATACCCACGTATTAACTGTGTGCTGTAAGTAAACCCCTCTCCGGAATAGAAGTAAGACTTTAGAACCTTACCTAATAGCTTTACCCAACCTTCTCTTGTGTCGGGTACAATAAAGTCTGCCTGCTTGTCATTGAACTTCTCAATCTTAATCTTCTTCCTCTGCAGCTTAGGTAGCTTGTATACATGCTCTCTTTTAACAGAGAAACCTACGCCCGAACCTAGCATAAGCATATCCATAGCCCATGTGAAAGGTGTGATTGGTTCATCTATTACTACAAATGCACAGTTTTGTAGAGAAGGTAAACCTAGTTGGTCTACTGTCTTCGTACCTAACTGCCACATAAATCGCCCTGCTACAGAGCCCTTCATTTCATGTCTCATCATACGATAAAACTCTTTTTCAGCATCGTCCATCTCTAGCTTCAACTGTTTGGTAATTCCGTGCAGCTCGCGTTCCACTGTATCAGAAAAGGTTTCTTTAACCCCCTTGCCCATATCTCTCGAATAGGTTCTAGCATAGGTGATGTTACCAAGCTCACCCCACTTTACTTGTCTCTGTTCTGTCTTAATCATTTACTTGTTTTAGTTGTGTTACTTTAAGTTCTTCGTGCAGCATGCCCATTGCATTGAATAGTAGTGCACACAAATTAGTTACCTTGTCATCGTGTGTCGGAATACCTCTATGGTTACTCCAAACGTCAAAAAAATGCCTATACATTGACTTCATATAGACATCCTTGGGTATACCCCTCTGCCAATTATCAGAGTCTCGGAGACTTCCGTCCCTCAACGTCCTGTTCTTGTGCATGTACTCAGCATACCTCTTTAGTACTGTAGGTGAAAGGAAACCCTCATAGTCTAGCTTACCTCCATCAACATCTCTGTTTGCACCTGTTTCAAATGTTCTTACTACTTTTTCACTCATAGTTTGCAAATTTACGATTAATTATCTGTTGTTACTGTTAATTGTTAGTTAAAATGGTGTCTTAAATTCTACATCCACCTCAACTTTCTCTTCCGGAGCATCAAATGCTTCTGCAGGTGTAACTACTTTCATTTGAGCTCTAACACCCTGTCTACTTTTGATTGCTGCATACATAGGATTATTACCTTTACTATCCCAATATCCTAAGAAACCTCCACGCTCCTCATAAATAAGCTGTGAATAGTCATCCTTGTCATGTCTCTTACCACCTGTCTCAACCTCCTTTACCTTCTCAACTATAAACTGCATAGTTCTTTTAACCTCATGGTCTGTGTGATTTACTACCCTGTGTACTACAAAGAAGTCATCAACACGGTAAGGAAAATCTGCCCCTCCTTGGATACTATACTTAGAAGGTGGCATTAAATAGCCATACTCATCTATATTAGTCCTTGGTGAATTAGATGATGGGTGAGCCATAATCTGTACAGCACAATAGCTTTCAGCAAATACACGAAGCTCAGACAATATTTCATTGTTGTGGCTATATGCATTACCTCCAACCTTAAAGAAATTATACGGGTCAATCAATAGGCAATTAATACCCTCAACTTCGTATAATCTTTTACCCATCTCTATGACATCCTTAATTGAATAGTGTCTCTTGTTAGAGATGATGTGAAATGCTTCTCTAGACTCCTGCAGGTACTTCTCAAAAAGTATTGGACTCTCTTTGAAGCTATCAATACTTCTGCCCGATAAAGTCTCAACTAAACGTCTCCTAGACATCGCTGTCCTATTCTCCGGCATTACCATACCCCACTTCCAATCGTGAAGTACGTGAGATGCTGCAGCCATGGATAGCATGAATACTGACTTACCTACCCCATCATAACCTAGACCAATGTTTAAGGAATTAGGTTTGAACCTGTAGTACTCATCAATATCTACCCACCCTGTAGATAACCCTTGACTAACCTCACCCTTACGAGCTTGGTCTAGGTAAGAGTTCTCTTCTACATCATCAGAAAGAAAAGATAGGCTCTTAAGCTGCTCTTCCCAATCTTCCTCATCTTCTTCATCCTTAGTTCTTGCATCACTCTCATCAGTGCCATGCCCTGCCTCATATAATTTAGCATACGCCACATCATACTTACCATCACATTCAAGCTCAGCAAATATTGCGTTGTTGTTGTATGGTCTCTCCTCATCAAAATTAGTTGAAGATGAGAATACATATAGGAACTTACCACCTTTGTGATACCCTGCTGATATACCATCAGTCTTATCGGGTCTAGTTAGGTTAATCCACTCTGAGTCCTCATTGAACACTATCCACCCATGCTTCATTAAAAGCTCTATACCTATATCAATATCGTTATTGTATGTTGGAAACTTATCGAACTTCTTTCTGTCCTCTGACCTCATTCTTTTTGAGGCATCTTTGATAATTGTTTCATTCAACATCTTAGCTGATATGAATAAGCTTAAACGCTCCTCCGGACTAATGATTGGTATCTTTGAAAATGAACCTTGTATTAAGGTATACCCCTCAGAGGGATAGCACTTAATTAATCCACCTTCACCCCTAGTTTCAATAACTGCTAGACCGTCAGCATTCTTAGCTAGCTTTTTAGATGATGAAATATCCTCACATCTATAGACCATATGGAAGCCACCGGATACAGTTCTTTGTACCACTAATTTTTTTAATAGCCTCACAGGAATTTTAGACTTGAAGATGTCCATTACTAGCTTAGGGTCTTTGGCATTCTTTAAATCAAAATCAATTGCCTCAAGACCTCCCGAAATAATACCTGTAGATACACCTATAGCATCATAGGGATAGTTCTCAATGTCTTCCTCAGTGATGCGTATTGTATTATGGTTCTCATTTAGTGGTCTCTTCTCTCCTTTAGCTATAGGTAGTGGATTCAATCCGTGAGACATGTATTCTCTAGCTACTTCCTTTCCGTTTGTCATATATTATAATTAATTATTAATCTTAATTGTGTTATTACTAAATGGGCAATACTCAGTGCCTTGCCTAGGTTTTAACTCTTTATGTTCTCGGTTTATCTTTTCGCTTATAGCATCACGAATAAACTTGCATACATTTATATTATAACCCTCCATTTTTTAAGAGTGTTGTATTGAGTTTCTGAAATTCTTAAAACCTTTATTTTAGTGTATTTTTTTTTCATAACCGTGTTTTAAAAATTCATAGCCAACCCGTTGTATGCAATTTTATTGCCCTTTAAGTTTACATCTAACACATTGCTCATCACAACCTTCATCTCCAACCATTTCAGAATAATGTATTTTTGCAAGGCAATAAAACTGTTCGATATCGCTTTTACAACATTGGCTATAATTAATAGCTTTTTCAGTTGCTTGGTCAAAGGCAATAAGCAAGCTGTCAGATGCAGTTCTTAAAGCTAAATTATTTTTTACGGTATATTTGCTTATCTCATAAGCAAACTCTTCTCTAGCTTGCTTTAAATACTTTTTAAATTCTGTCATTATTTCTGTGTTTTTGGTTTATTTGCTCGCTACTAATCATAGCCTTTAATGTTAGCCACAATTAATTGATTCAATGTAATTATCTACTTTATCTTCTGTGGTTCTAAATTTATAGTTATCTACATTATAACAGTGGTCAACGCAATCAATTAACAGTTCACGTTGTTGGCTA